ACAAGAAGGAATAATTATGTGTGGAAATATGTGGAACTGAGTACCACACATGGGGAATAATTACACAATATGGATTACTTAATTCCTGGGAAATGGAACAAGGCAGCTGAATAAGCTGCCCCTTCTATAAAACAGTCAACAAACAGACATTCACTAATCAAATGACATAAACATAAGCATAAATAACCCGGCTAAAGCCATAGCAAATGCAATTACCATATAAATTACTTTTTTCATAACTAATAATTTGGTTAAACACATATTTCCATCGCACGTTCAACAACGTACTCTTATCTCCGACAAAACCTCAGCCGCATAAAAGCTGAGGTCCAGCATGTTCCTTTCAATATCTACAATCAATTAGAGCACACAATGTTGGAACATTCTGTAAATCCAGTATAAAGAAACTGCAATGGCTGAAAGAAGGACTATACTAACACTATACACCGGATTCTACTATAAAGACAAATGTGTTTCTGAAATTCCCTACGTGATTTGAGGGAATTTTTATAAAAGAAAAGGCACGCAAACGAAAAAGCCCCGACATGTCATATACAAGGTATGAATTGTTACTGAAATATGAACAAAGGAAAAGGCAACTTATTGGGCTACCTTTCCTTTTATATAATCTATTCCCTCATTCCCCATACCTTTTTTCCAGATATTATATGTAATATATGATAAATAATCACAGTTTTCATTTATAATATTTTTATCAATACTGAACTCATTACATCTTAAAGCCTCACTGGATTTGCAATGCCTTTCAATACCTTTTTTCTTATACAAACAACATATCCTCTCGCTCGTATAATAATTCGTTTTATAATATTTACATAAGAAACAATTTCTCACATTTTCATAATTTTTATAGGCAATTACCCAACCAAAAGTCAAAGGATCTATAGTACGATTAGTATAATAATCGAATGTAATCTCAAATATAGCAGATGAATATCGATGGGTATATTCATTACAACTAATACGCTTATATAAACCTTTCATTGATTCTAATAATACGAATTTATTGAGTTGCATCCCACATGTTCTAGTAATCCCATCTTTACGCCTAAAATTATAAAACATTGTTGTTTCATCTTCTGAAATTATTCCATTTCTTATAATATCGTCTAATTCATATTCGGAGCTTAGAGCAACTTCAATAATACGCATCCCAGATTCTATCTTCTCCTTCTCACATTGATGTGAAACTAAAATCTCAATAAAAATAGGCTCATGTCTATTTTCAGAATCAGAAAGAAGTAAATCAGCCCGGAAACCTTTATATGTTTTTTCTCGAGTGATTACATTGTAATAATTCTTTAAGTTAAAAGATCGGCTCGATTTTTTCTCACAATAAGAAGTATAGTCATCATGATTCCATAGACAATGTTCAAAATTAGAGCATCTATCTTTTGTTCTAAAAGAGATATTTAATGCACTATCTGAATTAAACCACTCTTCAATTCTTTTCTTGGCAAGAGCATGAAGATAAGTTTCGTAGCTACAGTTTTGCGGTCTTATCTTATGAGCATAATGCTTTACTTTAATAGAACCTTCTTTTACAACCATTTCTCCTTTGCAATGAGGACATCGATATTCTATTCCTTTCTGAGCATTTCCAATACCAATGCAATTTTCATTCTTATCAAGAGCATACGTATATTTGAGTTCTGCCATATTAAAGAATCATGCTTTATTCAACAAAAGTCATATTCATTTTTATCTTTGAAAAATGGAATTATCAGTCGTCTGCACGTTGGCTAATAAGAATTCTTCTAAAGCGGCACATTCAAAAGCCGAATCAAATGGAACCGCAATAGCTGCAATATATTTAGGTGACGTGCTCCAATAAGGGCTTCTAACCCGGCATTTCCCTTCACCATCATAACAAAAATAACTTCCAAGCCTTCTGCCAATGGCAACGGATGATTTACCTATATATAGCACATTGTCCTTATCGTCCATAATCAAATAGACTCCAGGCCTATCGGCATATGGGTAGCATTGGGGCCAGCAGTTTTCCATATTCTCTTTCCCAGGAAACAAATCATACTTGTTACTAACTGAAAAACGTGTAAGACTTGGGTGACGATACTTCTCTTCGTATAATCTCACTAATTTTAAAACCTCATCTAATTTTGCCATTCTTGGTTACTCTGTTTTTTAAATCATCGAATCCCTTTTGCCAAAAACACATATCTACAACTTTCATTGATGGATAGTGGTAGTGAAGTTTTTCAGAAATATATCTTTGGCATTGCTGTATTGTATCTTTATTGCTCTGAGAACAATCAATTATCCGCTTTAATAATTCTTCGTCAAACTGCTTGCCTTGACAATGAAATGCCCGCTTAAACAAGTCATCCAATGCAGGAACACAGCCAATGGTTCCCAACATGATTTTAGTAATCAGAGTATCTGTCGCAGCAAGGTTTAAGGATGAAGTCTTATTTTCCGGTTTATAATATGTGATTTTACTGTAGTAATCTTTGAGCGCATTGTACAACTTCATTATTTGAGAAACATCATCCATTGTAAACCATTCTTTTCGTAGGGAATGAAATTTCCTTATTATGTTTACGGCATCCATATGAATCGTATAATCTTTCCAAAGTATTCCACAACTACCTCTATACATTCCCCAACTCGCTAAATAAAAAGCAAGGTGAAGAGATAAATAGTCTACTGAATCTAAATTACCGAATGCCGTATAGCAATATTCCCATGATTTAAAGCGATGATTTGAGTCTTGAACCATATTACTCAAATATTTTTCAACGCTACTTTTTTCTATGTCTAAAATAGGAAATGTCATTTCTATATAGTTAATTGTTTGACTCAATAAATTCCTTCAACCGATACAATCTATCAATGGCCGGATTGTAGAAAGCATCCGGATAGTGCTGCTTAATATCGCAGATATTCGCATTAACATACATAGAGGTGGCAAAAATATGTTCTGCCTCACTTAGCATCACCTCCTTGGGTAACTGGGTTGTTTGTGCCCATTCGATTATTGCCTTGACGGATTCCTCGTCATAGGAATATTTACTTTCTTCTGCCATAATTGCTATTTATGTTTTTATGAATTAGCCTGCACAAATATAGATAATTGAAGCCAATTACAAATGATATAGAAGCCGAAGTTATAGGAAATATTGAGGCTTTGCATTAATTTTGTCACTACTTATAATTTTTTACACCATATGAGCCCAAAGAATGTATATGAATTAATCCAGGAAAGACTGGAAGTGATTTTTAAAGAGTTCGACAATATATACATTTCCTTTTCAGGTGGAAAGGATAGCGGAGTGTTGCTGAACCTATGTCTGGACTATATGCGTAGGAACCGGCTGAAGCGCAGGATTGGAGTGTTCCACATGGACTATGAGATACAGTACAGTATGACCATTGACTATGTGGACCGGGTATTGGAGGCAAACAAGGACATGCTGGACGTGTACCGTGTCTGCGTGCCTTTCCGTGTAACGACCTGTACCTCCATGTACCAGAACTACTGGCGTCCCTGGGACGAAGCAAAAAAGGAAGCATGGGTCAGAGAAATGCCGGAGGGCGCAATGACTGTAGACGATTTCCCTTTCTATAACCGCAGGATGTGGGACTATGAATTTCAGACAGAGTTTTCCCGTTGGCTCCATCAACGGAAAGCTGCACGGCGTACCTGCTGTCTGGTGGGCATACGTACCCAAGAAAGCTACAACCGTTGGCGCACAATCTATCGAGGTGTGAAAGAGCAATATAAGGATTACCAATGGAGCACGAAAATCGGTGAGGGTGTGTATAACCTATACCCACTGTTCGACTGGAAAACGGAGGATATATGGATTGCCAACGGCAAATTCCGATGGGATTACAATAAACTATACGACCTCTACTACCAAGCCGGGGTAAGCCTTGACCGGCAACGGGTGGCAAGTCCATTCATCAGTGAGGCCATTGAGAGCCTTGCCTTGTATAAAGTCATTGACCCCAATACTTGGGGACGGATGATAGGACGTGTAAACGGAGTCGGCTTTGCCGGACTTTACGGCAATACCCGTGCGGCAGGAAGGAGAGCGATACGTCTGCCGGATGGATATACCTGGAAGTCATTCATGGAATTCCTGCTTTCGACCCTGCCGGAACATACCAGGAGAAGATACCAGGCCAAGCTGGAAACCAGTATCAAATTTTGGAAGGAAAAGGGTGGAGTTCTCAGTGATGAAGTCATACAGAAGCTGAAAGACCGCAATATCCCCATCCAGGTAGGTGACAGCACCAACTATAGGACAGACAAGAAACCAGTACGAATGGACTACCTGGATGACATTGACATAGAAGAGTTCCGAGAAATTCCCACCTATAAGCGTATGTGTATATGTATCCTGCGTAACGACCATACCTGCAAGTATATGGGGTTCGCCCTAACCAAGGAGGAGAATGAAATGAAGAGCAATGCCTTGAAAAAATACAAGGATATTTTATAAATACTGCATTGTACAGTAAACATATAAAACTGCCCCGACTTTCGCAAGCCAGAGCAGTCCAATTTATAAATTTAAAGTCTTATGATGAAGATTGTCTGTTGCGCCAATGTTTTACTATCAGCATAACGACAATCAAAACGGTTACACAAACACAAGCAAAACCAATTTGTTTAAGCAAGGTGGATTCTTTTTTTTCTTTTATAGTTTCTGACCGTTTTTCCTCACGGGTATTGGAAATGGTTCTTTTATCAGCCTTGACACTCGTAGTATCGGCTACTACCGTCTGTCTATCCTCCTTCTTATTGAAATCACCTTCTACATGACCGTCAGCCAATAACGGAGATTTCCCGGTCAGGCTGTCGGGCGGTTTTCTTGTATCATAGATACGGAAATCAATCACATAGTTACCATTAGCGGTAATGAGTTCGCTCAAAGAGGTACTTGCCCCATGTACGATATCGACCGATTCACTCGTGCTGTCCTTTCTGATTACTTCTGCATCGGACTTGACAGTTTTATGAGAGCTGCCACATGATAACAATAGGAACAGACACATGAAAGGAGCCAGCAATATATGCCGGCTTACCCAGTTCATAACCTTAGCCAACATAGGCAATGTCATTTATACGGTTCATCCAGCCTCTCTTGAATTTATTGTTAGCCGGACGTTTCCTGCATATATCCTCAATGAAGTCGAACCGTGCAATCTTAATCATGTCGAACAACTCACGCGGGTTCCTGGCATTCACCGCAGCAAGTGTCTTAGGTCCAACAATGCCATCTACAGAAACACCAAGCAAGCGTTGAGGTATCTTTATTCCGTGTGCACCGGATGCCCACACCCAATCGACAAGGATATTAGCAACTGATTGCGATTTAATATCGTCAGCTTTCCATCTGTCCCAATAATGCGGCTTGAGCACCCGGTTAACGACATCCTCACGGGTAAGCAGACGCAGGTCATCCACGTCTATATCACCGTCACCGTCCTTGTCATAGCCGCATGACTTCCACGCACCGATAGTTACACCCATATTCGTAGCACCTCCAAGGTCTGCCGGGTCATTCACGAAACCGCCTTCCCACTTTAGGATAAACGGTGCAAGTTGATTCACATTCGCCATTTCAATTTTCCTCCTTATTCAATTAATACCCATTTTGCGGTTCTCTATCACCGCACTTCTTTCTCTCACACCGTTTCAGTGCCAGTTCCAGTTTCAGGTCAGAATTAGTCTCCTTCAGTGTAAACAGCTCATCCTGTGCCTTACGGAGCCGGTCAGTCTGCTCCACAAACCGCTGTTCCTTCTCCGAAAGCTGCTTCTGCAGGAACTCGTTGTACTCCCGTAATGCCTTGAACTCCTCGACATCAGCATGTGCGTCCTCAATACGCGCATTGGTCTTGCGCGACATCCACCACTTAATAAGCTGCTTGATGCCCTCGATGCCACCGAGGGCGGTCACCAGCATAACCCAATCATTCATATCCATTTCACCAATTCATTTAATAATCTACTAATAACCATTTTTTGTCCGACACCGCACAAATGTACATCAGGCAAAATCAAACAAGTTGTTGAATTACAATTTTCCACTGACATTCCGTGACAGCAAAAGTAATTGCTTCCACAACCTTGAAAAAGGACATAAAAAAAGAGCTCGATGACAACGTAAGTTGCCACCAAGCTCTTGGTGTTTATATGCATTTCTACAAGCAAATACAGGAATTTATATTTGAAATCCGATTACTTATTGCATCCTTTTTAAATGGTCATCCAATGTTTTAGGATTGCATTTCAATTTTCTACAAATGGCAGCTTTAGAATATCCGTATTCAAGCATAGTTTTAATCAATCCTTCTTTGCCCGTCAGCTTGTAATGCGAGTTATGCCCACCCTTATGCCGCCCTAATTTCTGTCCTTCGGCAACACGCCTGGCAAGACCTTCTTTGGTCCGTTGCGAAATCAAATCACGCTCAATCTGAGCTGACAGACCAAAAGCGAAGGCAAGTATCTGAGACTGTATATTGTTACCCAACTCATACTTCTCCTTTACAGTCAGAACAGTGATTTTTTTTTGCATGAGAGTGTTTAGAATGCTCATCACTTCCATCAGACGACGCCCAAGACGACTAATTTCAGAGCAAATAAGGGTATCGCCCTTCTTGAGCTTCTTTAGTAAGGTGCCAAGCTTCCGTTCTTTTGCAGACTTGGTACCGGATATGGTTTCCGACACCCATTTGTCTATTTGCAGTTCTCTTATCTTACAAAACCTCCCTATCTCAAATTTCTGATTCTCAACTGTTTGTTTATCTGTACTGACTCTAATATACGCGTAAATCATTTTTCACGCAAAGATATAAAACTCAATTACAAGGTAGAAAATAGCACATCCTTATAAGATGCCTATCCAAAGTTATCGGATTACATTGCAGCCTTCTACAAATGGCAGCTTTGGAATATCCGTATTCAAACATCTTTTTTATTAGCCGTTCCTTTCCAGTCAATTTATAATGGGAATTCTGAACACCTGGTTTTCGCCCAAGCTTCATCCCCATGGCTACCCGCCTGGCAAGTCCGGCTTTGGTTCTCCTTGATATATCTTCTCGCTCCCTTTGAGCAAATAAGACCTTTAAAAACGTATCTTGCACAGAATCTGAATCATCTTTAATAAGCTTGTCATCACGGATTTCCACAATATTGGCTTTGGCAATCAGACAATGAGATATGATAGCTATAACCATATACGCACAGCGTCCAAGCCTTGAAAGTTCCGTAACATATATGGTATCGCCTTTGTCTATCGTATTCAGTATCTTGCCTAATTTCCGTACATTGGGATGCCTGGCACCAGACACACTCTCTTCAATCCACTTATCTATAATGAGCCCCTTGCGCTTGCAGTATTCAGTTATCTCGTACCGTTGGTTTTCAACGGTCTGTTTCTCACTGCTCACTCTGATGTAACCGTAATTCATAGGATTCTGTTTTTCTCCTTTAAAAGTAAGAATTTATATGCAATTAATAAAGCATCGAACATAAAGTTTTCATAATCCGGAGGATTCGCCCCTTAAATATGCAATAGTTATGGCAGAACAAGATATTAGAGAAGACCAGATGACTATAACCAATACAGTGGATTATCTGAGAGGACTAAAGGGCAAGGATAGTGCACTTATCGCTCCCGGTAATTTGTTGAGTGCACTGTTTCAATATAGAGGTATAGTTCAAGATGCAAATAATTCTCTTGATGCTGGCTACTATACAGTTAATAGTAGCGCAATTCCTAATATTCCTTACGCAGGATATGGTATTTTGGTGGTATTTAAAGCTTCTAACTATATTATTCAGTTATATTTATATGGTGATGGTATAAAACAAAGGAAATCTCCAGATATAGGTGTTAGTTGGGGAGATTGGAAGTCTATAACATTTACTTAATCAGAACGCTTTATTTACCCTTTCACTTCTTTGCCTTATCTCTTGCCCCTTAAATGTATTAAGTATGGCAGAAGATATTAAGGAAAATGCGATGAGTGGTGGAACTCCGGCACGGCTGCGTGGACTGGCGGCAAACGGCAACAGTATATCACCGACAATTCAAGAGGTGGCAGAAACTTTCGGTAAAGGATATGCTGCAGATTTGAATAACGAAACAGATTATGGAATTTCTGGCATGTTTAACGCTGATACTATTAATCATCCACCCATTTCATCAGATATTATTTTTGGCATATACTCAAATCATAGAGCAAAATATATAACAGGAGGAGTGTTTTTGTATCAAATAGCTGTCCCAGAAAATATGATAGGAATGTATGTAAGACGATGCTGGAATGGGAATTGGAGCGAATGGAAGTCAGTAACTCTTACTTAAAACTGTGGAATTATTCCACAATACCGTGGAGCACTCCACAATATTCCACAGTATTGTTAAAAGAGGATTTTGCCTTATATTAATGAAAATGAATGCAATATTGTTGCGCAATCATTCTGGTATCAATTTTGTACTATGGTTTATGTCTTAAAAGTTATCAGTAACTTGTAGTTGTTATGGTTAGGCAATAGGTATTAGTTGCATTAAGGTTTAAAGACATTTTGTTCATATTGATTTTCATTCGGAAACTCTCTTTGTTTGGCATTGCATCCCGGTCTGTGAAGTATCGGGATGTTTTTACTTAGATGGTTGCTGTTTCCGACTAAATACTGTAACTTTGTATAGTTAGCCGATATACTACTTAACTAATACTATTTTATTCTTTGGAATAATGAAAGTATTCTCGGTCTGTGAAGATCGGATGCTTTTGGTGGGTAATGCCGCCAATTATTCCAGTTAAGTGTTTAGGTTTTATGCAGTCTACCCCATGAATGGACTGCATTGACAAGAAGTATTCTGCCCGTTCTGACCGAGATGGCCGGAACGGGCATAACCAGAATGAAAATCCACATGGCTTGCAGAACCACTATCATAAGGTACCAATCCTTTTTAAAACTATGTATGTTTCAGTGCTTCTGTTGTTTTTGATAAAAAAGCTACCATTTGTCGTTTTTCGACCGAAAGCAACACCTTTAGTCCCATCTGTATAATCACAGTAAAAATTTGAACCTGCATCTGACACAAAACCTTTTGAATAGGAACCAAAAGCAAATATAGCAGTTGCTGCATTGTTGGGGGATGCAAGCAAATACATACCGTACCCCAAGTCGCCAAGGTCTTTTTCCTCTTTTGCCGCCAATGTAAAGCTATAGGTATATATTCCCATTGCGTTCATTACCTCTTCCAATGTTGGTGATATACTGTTGCCGTTTTTATCCAGTCCACGTAATCTTGTAGGTGTTCCACCACTCATCGCATTCTCTCTAATATCTTGCTTATCTGCCATATTCTTACATTTAAGGGGCATAATTTCCGGATGGAAATATTACCCGATTTAACATTTTAATAATTAACTCGTTTTGTAAATTATAAATCAAATTTTTCCGTAATATCTGAAGAACTCAAAAGGAGTTCTCACATCAAGATAACCGTCTACCTCTTCGTTGGCTTCCGCTTCCATTTCAAACGCGGAATTTCCGTAAGCCTTATCACCTACATTTATCCAACACCGGTTACGGCATAAGTGATACATGTAGGATATTGCGTACTCCACACCATACTGGAGGTAGAACCACAACGGGCATAGCAGATATACCCATAAGTTGAATCCGGTAAACAGCATGATTACCGTCAGCAGCACAGCGGATGCAATCATGCATTCCTCCCATTGGCGCACATGAATCGCCTCATGGTTAAGTGTACTCTGCTTCATCTCCTCCTTGCTTTTCTTGGTGAAGACGAAACATCCCAATGTGATGGTGTTGTAACCCTGCCACAGCAGCCATTTCGCTAACTTGCTTTCATAAAAAACTTTCATACATCTTTCCATTTATATTAGTTTGTTAATTAACCGGGTTTTCGTAATCATGGTCACCCAAATCAGCATACGAATACGAAATGCCATTTTTATTGGTTGAAATCCAGACTCCTCCCAATGATATGAATTCATAAACACCAGGCTCTGTGATATGAGCTTTATTGCAATAATGGTATTGACCGTCAACCAACTCCATATCATTAAATCCGTCCGATGTCACAACTGACACATAGCCATATGTGCTCCCTGAAGAATTATTATATATGATCAAGGATATTTTCATACCCACACATTGGGCAGAGCTGGGAAGCATGTATTCACTTTGGCCTATTCTACTGGGACGCCCATTGCCAAAATCCGAACCAAAATTGGGGTTCAGGTAAAAGTAGCCTTCATTGGAACTAAACCCATGTATCTTTATGAATGCCGCTGTCGCTGTAATTTTTCCTTGAACATTGACTTCTCCAGTCTCACCATCAATGTTACAAGTGACATTTCCATTCTTATCCCTTGCCAATACGTTCTGTACCACCAAATCATCCACAAGGATTTCATCGGCACGTATCTTTCTTATTAAAGCCATATCCATAGCTACAAACATAAACTGCTGTGCCGCCTCCCAATTAGCATCACCGTCTATCGAGGTAGGTGCGACAGTGACCGACGTACCGTAAGCCCGTACCCGAAACGGAATGGTTCGATTGTTGAATGTGGCCAGTACGATGTCATGGTAATCTTCATTCCAGACATATGTGTTGCCCTTGGCGAAAAAACCTCTCGGACGCGGCTCACTGGCATCCCGTCCGCTTGAACCGTCATAGCTGACACCCACGGACATCTCCGCAATGAAACTGTCATTCCATGCCGAAGCGTCAGCCTGGCTCTGGTAACAGCGGACTGAAAACGTTGAATACCCTGCAGAAGCGTTGACCGTAATCTCGGAAGCCCTCGAAGGCCCTGCGATGGCGCTCCATATCCCGTTGCTGTACCCCCGTGCGGCCAGATATCCGTCCGGATAAGTCAATGTGGCGCTGCCGAGCGTCCGCTTGGCATAGACCCGAAAAGCTGAAGGCACCAAAGACCCGGCACTGCTCACCCGTATATTGCTGCATGTACTGATGAGATATACCATGCCGCCATCCTGGGTAAGCTGCTCCCATTCGGCCGTGTTCACTTCTCCGGTAGGAATATAGCCGTAGCTCTTTCCACCGTTCTGTGTCTGTAGGATGCGCCTATCCTGACTGTCATTGACTGTCCATAGAGGTGGATTCGATGTATCAACCTTGGAGAGCCATGACCGGCCACCCATCGTGCAGATGGTGAGCTTTTTGAATGGAGTATTAGCTGTGCGCCACTCACCGCCAGCCTTGACGGATTCGCCGTCACCGCCAGGTTTTCCTGGATTACCGTCGTTACCATCCACGACCATGGGTATAGTTTCCCGGTCCACGACCTGCCCACCCACATAATAGACAAATTGTAACTGCGTCGTGAAGTTCTTCGGAGAGATGGACGTGCCGTTCTGTATCTCGACCTCTGCGCCTCCGTCCTTACTGTATTTCAGTACGCCATCCGTCGTGATGGAAGTGCTACCGCCTACAGACTTGGTACGTGTACATGACACCCCGGCTACACTATAAGTGCCGTCCTTCCGTTTGCTGACTGAAGAAACGGAAGGCACCAGCCTATAGAGTACCGCATCACTGCCCGGATTACCGGCACGCACCCCGGTAACAGTGAACACCAGCTCACGGCTTATATCCGTATCCTGTACTGTAGCCGTAACGGTTATCCTGACCTCTGAACGTGCAGGCA